CTATGCTGGTTGATAACGGGTATGTGAAAGGTGTTGTAGTTATAAAAACGCTTAGTCATGAATCGGTAAAGGTAAACAATATTCAGATAACATTAAAAGGACTGGAGTATCTTGCTGAAAATTCGCTGATGAAAAAGGCTGCGAGTTTGGCGAAAGGAATATCAGATATAGCACCATGGTAATTAAGCATTTTGCATTTGCAGGGTGCTTTTTTTATACCCAAAAATAAACCCTTACACCGGGAAAAGAATAGGTGTGCCGCAAAGTCGGGACTGGCCGAACAAAAAGGATAGCGGAGAAAGGACAAAAATATGCTGCAATGGTTAAAAGACATTTTAGGAGAAAATCACACAGAGGATATTGACAAAAAAGTATCTGCTGAAATTGGCAAAAACTTTGTTTCCCGCACTGATTTTAATACAATCAATGAAGAAAAAAAGACATTGTCAGGGCAAATAAAAGAGCGTGACACACAGCTTGAAGAGCTTAAAAAGGTTGATGCAGAGGGTTTGCAGGCTAAAATAGCAGAGTTACAGGAAGCAAACAAAACCGCTGACACAGAACATAAGGCACAGATGGCAACACTCCAAAAGACTTCCGCGCTTAAGCTGGCCTTAGCAGATAAAGTGCATGATCCTGATGATATTATCGGCAAGCTTGAACTTGATAAAGTTGAGTTTGACGGCGAAAATATGAAAACATCTGTTGATGATTTGCTCAAACCCTTTAAAGCAGATAAACCATATTTGTTTAAAACTGAAACGAATACGGTCACCGGTACAAAACCAATGGGCGCAGCAGACCCCAACAAAGGCGAACCAAGCACATTAGAAACACAAATAAACAGTATTTTTGGATTAAAGTAAAGGAGAAAAATAATGGCAAATACAATTGAATGGGGTATTATACTCCAGAGAACACTCGACAGACATATGATACAGAATCTAACATCCGGCTGGATGGATTCAAATGCAGGACAGGTACAGTATACAGGCGGTAAAGAAATCAAGGTGCCGATTATGCAGACACAGGGACTTGGTGACTACGGCAGAAACACTACAGGTTATCCTGTAGGAAATATTGACCTGCGCTACCAGACTTTTGAAATGCGTATGGACAGAGGCCGAGAATTCAATTTTGACCGCCACGATGTGGACGAATCCAATTACATTGTGAATGCTTCTAACGTCCTATCGGTATTTCAGGCTAATCATGTTGTGCCTGAGGTCGATTCCTACCGATATTCTACTATAGCGGCAGGTGCGATCGCAGAGGGTTATACAAGGGATTACACTCCTGATGTGGATACATTGCTGACAGAGCTTATGAAAGATATTAATACAATTCAGGACAGGACAGGCGCAACAGATTTAATTGTGTCAATGAACTGGCTTGTTTATGGTATTCTTTCAAGGTCAAAAGAACTTTCCAGAAACCTTGATGCCGCAAGCTTTCAGCAGGGACAGGTGCAGATGACTGTTAGAGGTATTGACGGTGTGCCTATTGTTCCCGTACCAAGCGCACGAATGAAAACAGCATATGTGTATAAGGACGCTGTTACAAGCGGCCAGACAGAGGGTGGTTTTACCCCTGATGCCTCTGCAAAAGATATTAACTGGATTATATGCCCTCGCACATCTCCAATGGCAATTACGAAGCAGGATCAGGTGAAAATTTTTGAGCCAAATGTAAATCAGACACTTGACAGCTGGAAAACACAGTATCGCCGTTATCATGATTTGTGGATGCTTGAAAACAAACTTCCCGCATATATGATTAATACACAGCCTTAACGGAGGATATTTTAATGATTAAATTAAAACGTGGCGCAGTTATAAAAATTGTAGACAGTGAAGAAAAAGCAAAAAGCTTAGAAATGTTGGGTTTCGAACGTGTTGAGGAATCACAAAGCAAGGATATAGCTAAACCCGTTATCGAGAAACGCACACCCAAAATGGGTGAGAAAGTGGCTGATGCAAAATGACAGCACTGGAAATTTTGACATTAAAACTTGCGAATGATGAAATAAACAAAACACAAAAAGAATTGGCAATAGCTGAGATTGAGCAAACAATCAAGGACTATTGCCATATTCCTGATGTGCCGCAGGGGTTAAATTTTGTCTGGGCAAATATGGCGGCCGATTTGATTAGATATAAGCCTGACAGCGAAACAACAGGTCGGGCAAGTTCTATCACCGAGGGTGACACATCAGTTAGTTTTGAAAAGGATGAGTGGCGGGATATTCTTGATTCCCTCGTCCTCAACTATAAGCATCAACTGCAAACATATAGGCGGGTGAAGTGGTGAGCATTTTGCCGAATGTAAGTAAGATATTGGCGCTTATGTACACCGATGTAATGACTGTAAGCCGACTGCCTGAGAACGCCGGTATAGACGAGAATGGTGCAGTAATAGTAAACGCAGAGCCTGAAATTATCTATGCCGGCATTCCCTGCCGGTTAAGTCTTGGCGCAAAGGATACCCCCGATATGTCAGATGATGCTAACCCCGCTGAGGTAAGACCGGTTATCATATGCCGGCCTAATATACGGCTGGCAAGCGGTGACTTTGTCAGGGTTTTGCGTAACGGCGAAATAATATACAGCGGTCATATTGGCAGGCCTAACCCTTATGGTTCAAGCATACAGGTACAATTTTTAGATAAGGAAAATAGCTAATGGCTAAAGGCGGATTTGATTATAGCGAGTTTGAAAAGCTTGCAGAGGATATAAAAAGTCTTGAAAAAGAAAGCAAAAAATTTATAGAAAACTTTTTGTATAGAATGGCATTAAGAACTTTAGCGAAAACAAAAGAGCGTACACCGGTTGATACAGGGGATTTGCGCAATGCGTGGTATTTGTCAGGCATTGCTTGGCGCGGCGATACAGTAATGATAAAACTGAACAATCCCAAGCTTTATGCAAGCTTTGTTGAGCTAGGTCACTGGCAAGAGGTCGGGCGCTATGTTCCTGCAATTGAAAGGCGGCTTGTCAATCCTTGGGTAGAGGGGCGGTATATGCTTTCTTTATCTATACAGGAAATAGAGCGAGAAATGCCAAGACGATTAGAAGCAGCATGGAAAAAGTTTGCGGCGGGGAGGCTTAAATAATGCGCGGTGAGTATATGCTGTCTGCTGTTACAAAGGCAGTCAGCGGCAGTATACCAAACATAGCAGTATATAATGAGAGGCCAACACAAAATGCCCCAAAAGAATATCTTTTTGTACACCAAATAAACCGTGAGCAAATGCCTGATAACGGGCGTTTTTTCAATAGGTTTTATTTTTTTGACATAAGATACCACCCGAATGACAAGGTGATGACGCAGTATAAGCGTTTTACACAGATTATCGAAGAATTGACCGAAGCTTTAACGTATATAGAAACAGAAGACCAACCAGTAAAAGCGTCAACTATGCGCAGTGAAATACAAGATGGTGTACTTCACTTTTTTGTTGATTATCCCGTTCGTGTGATACGGCAAAAAGCACCTGTGCCTAATATGGAAGAGCTGGAACTGGAAGAAAACATAAAAGAAAGAGAGTGATATAAATGGCAGGTGGTACATGGTTGACCGAAAACAAGGTTAGACCGGGTGCATATATAAATTTTGAAGCTGTACCAAAGCCTACATCTAATGTAGGCACTAGGGGTATTATGACAATGCCTGTAGCTATGACATGGGGCGCAGCCAACACAATTATAGATTTGTATTCAACAGATTTGCTTAACGGAAACAGCCTTGCAAAGATAGGATTAACCGCTTTTGATGCTGACAGTCTTATTTTTCGTGAGGCTCTTAGGGGGGCGTATCTTGCTAAAATATACAGGCTTGATACAGGCGGCCTAAAAGCTACTGCAACTGTTGGTACTATAGATGTATCCGCAAAATACGCAGGCACTACCGGTAACAAAATATCTGTTGCAATACTTGAAAACCCGATAGGTGCAGATGTAGTAGATGTTGTAACATTCTTTGACGGCGGCGAAAAAGATAGGCAAACAGTACCGCTGAATGGTGACGGCCTTGTTTCAAATGACTGGGTTGATTTTTCTGTTACTTCTAATATCAGCGTCAGCGCAGGCACTTCGCTTAGCGGCGGTGTAGACGGCACTGTAGAAACAAATACAATGACAAGCTATCTTGCGGCGGTTGATGAAACAATATGGCATACAATGGCCGTTCCTAACGGTACAGCGGCGATAAATGCCCAAATATTTGAATATGTAAAAAACAAGCGTGATAATACAGGCCGAAAGGTACAGGCTGTACTTGTTGATTACGCTGCTGCAAATCACGAAAGTATTATAAGTGTAAATCAGGGATATATAAACCTTGCAGGCGAGAAAGTTACTCCTGCGATATTCTCTGCCAAGTTTGCAGGCATGACAGCAGGGGCGGCAGTAAATCAGTCCAACACTTATGCCGAGCTTAATGATGCTGTAAAAATTATTAACCCTGTAAAAGAGGAAGATATTGAAAACGCTTTAAGAACAGGCCAGCTGATTATTACACGTAGGCAGGACGGCGCTATTGTTGTAGAAAAAGATATAAACAGCCTGCACACATTTACACCTAAAAAGGATTATCAGTTCAGCAAGAATCGTGTTATACGTGTGCTTGATGATATTGCAAATCAAACTAATCTTAGATTTGGTGTTGCCTATATTGGCAAGGTTGATAATAACGAAAATGGACGAGCTGTTTTCCGTGCTGATCTCATTTCTTATATGAATGAGCTACAAAGCATAAATGCTATACAAAATTTTGACCCGTCCACAGATATAACAGTTTTGCAGGGCATGGAAATTGACAGTGTGCGTGTAGATTTGTGGATACAGCCTGTTGACGCAATGGAGAAATTATACATGCGTGTATTTTTAGGGGGTAATGATTAATGGCAGGATTTTTGAGAGCAGGCGATACAATATCGGGGCAGGAATGTACGGCACAGGCTATCATAAACGGACAGGTTGAGCAGCTATTTATGATTCGCTCTCTTGAAGCCACAGCAGAAAAGAACAAAGAAGCTGTGCGGACAATGGGCAAGCGAGGTGAGCAGCATAAGGCCGCAGGCTGGAGCGGTTCAGGTTCTATGACCGTCTATTATGTTACAAGCATGTTCAGGCGCCTTATGATGGATTACATAAAAAACGGCAGGGATATTTATTTTGATATTATTATTACAAATGAAGATCCTACCAGTACTATCGGCAGACAAACAGTTGTATTGCATGGGTGCAATCTTGACAGCGTTGTTCTTGCCAAAATGGATACGGAATCATCTGTACTTGATGAGGACTTAGACTTTACCTTTGATGATGCAGATTTACTTGAAGAATTTACAACTCCTGAAAACTTGTAAAAAAAGGAATAGCCAATTACGACTCTTTGTTTTAAGAGCTAATTGGCTATTAAACTTTGTTAATTGTTATAATGCGATTTACAAGACCTTATTTCTATAGCTGTATCAGTTATGCGGTATACCAATCGGTTTGTATCGTCAATGCGGCGGCTCCACCATCCGGCAAGATTGGCTTTTAAGGGTTCGGGTTTGCCTATTCCCTCGAACTCATTGCGCTGTATATCCAACAAAAGCTGATTTATTCGGCGTAAAGTCTTTTTGTCTTGAGTTTGCCAGTATAAATAATCTTTCCAAGCATCTTTTGCAAAGGTTAACTGCTTAGTCATCAGCAGCCATGGCCTCCAGTTCGTCCATAGTTTTCACAACTGTCTCACCATGTTCCAACTGTTTTAATGTTTTTTGCAAATGCCGCTGGTTAGCTTCAGAATAAAAAGGTTCTACTGGATTCATAGCAATTTGAAAGGGGATACTGCCTGTTTTGATGACTTGTTTCATGAAAACATTTATTGCGGTTGTTGTATTCATTCCCAATTCTGAAAATATTTTTTCNGCTTGACGCTTTGTATCTGCATCAATTCTAATGTTTAAGTTTGTTTGCCCCATAATACACACACCTTTCNTTAACTGTATTATAACAAATCGTNCGCACNAAGTCAATACNTTGTCAACATAAAATCAATTAATAAAGGAGAAACAAATGAGTAAATTAACAGATTTTTTGATAGAAAACAAAGCAGGTGATATTACAGAAGAGGTTATTTTNTCNGCNAGNCTAAAAGACTTTCCGTTTAAAATCAAAGCTATGACAAGTGATGAATTTGACGAATACCAGAATGCGGCAACAAAGATAAGTAAAGGCAAAAAAGTTGATTTTAACAACGGACTTTTCCGTAATAAAGTTATTATCAATCATACGCTTGAGCCTAATTTTAAAGATGCCGACTTTATAAAAAAGTCAGGCTGTGCAACCCCTGAACAGCTTATAAATTCCGTTCTCTTGGCAGGAGAAGCCGCAGAACTTTCACAGAAAATATCTGAGATTTCCGGCTTTGGCACTGATATGGACGAACTGATTAATGAAGCAAAAAACTCTTAAAGGAAGATGGCGAAACGACCTTTGCATATTTAGCATTAATTAAACTGCATTGGCCTCCGTCCACTTTCGCCAATCTTCCAAAAAGAGAAAAAGCAATGGTTATAGCTATGCTTAAAGAATATCAGGAAACAAAAAACAAAGAAGCTGCAAAAATAAAAAACAGAAGGGGGAAGAAATAGCTTGGCAACAATTGCAGGCACATTGAAACTGCAAGACAAAATGTCCCCTGCGCTTGGCGGTGTAATGAAAGCGATTAACAGCACTTTAAGGGCAATGGAAAGTATGGATGGAGCTGCTTCTGCCGCCTTTGAATCTGCTAAAAAAGATGCCGCCATGGCNGCNGNTGCTNTAGATGATTTTGTCAAAAGCTTTGATTATGTAGATAAAGGTGCAGGCAGGGCAAATGATAGTATTAACAAAACTATCAAAAACGCTTTGTCGCTCACAGCTGTTGCTTACAGTATAAAAAAAGCTTTTGACGGCATAGGACGCATAACAGGTATATCAGATATGATTTCCGGCGCTTCATCCCGACTTGGGCAACTGGGCACAGGACTTGAAGATCAAATTTTTGCATCTGCACAGCGTTCAAGGTCGGACTATATGGAAACTATAGATGCAGTATCAAGCATTGGAATAAACGCAGGAAATGCTTTCAGCGGCACAGGCGAAATTATAGCCTTTTCCGAACTGCTCAATAAATCTTTTAAGCTGTCAGGTGCAGATTCACAGGCACAGGCAGGAGCAATGCGGCAGCTGACGCAGGCACTTGCTTCGGGTGTTTTACGCGGTGATGAATTTAACAGTATAGCAGAGCAGGCACCTGAAATATCTCGTGCAATGATGAACTATATGGGACTTAATGATATGGGCGAGTTAAGAAAGCTTGCGGGTGAGGGTGTGCTGACTGCTGATATTGTAAAAAATGCTATGTTTGCAGCCGCAGCTGATATAGAGGATAGGTTCGCCCAAACACCGCTTAAATTTGCCGACCATATGACAAACATTAAAAACAGTGCAAGGCAGTCATTTGGTGTTGTGTTTGACCGATTAGAAGAAATCGCAAATAGTGAAAAAATGCAAAATATGGTAAACAACTTAATAAGCGGCTTTGATTGGCTTGCGCAGGTTGCGCTTGGCTCACTTAATGCAATGGCAGCGGCGGCAGGCTGGGCGTATGAAAATTTTGATTTGTTGTTGCTCGGCTTAATAGCGCTTGGAATAGGATTGGCGATTATAGAAAGAAAAGCTATCGCCGCTGGAATACAAATGGCTATCGCAGGCCTTAAGTCGGCCGCAATGTGGACTTTGGCGAATTTACCCTTACTTTTATTAATAGCGACAATTGGAATTGCCATTGCAGTGCTTAGCAGTTTTGGGGTTACAGGGCAAGATATCATGGGAATTTTGGGCGGTGCAATATTTTGGGTAATAGCATTATTTAAAAACTTAGGACTAGAGATAGCAAACCGAGCCATAGGGATTGGCGGTGCTGTTGCAGCGATAGCAGGAAATGCCAAAACAGCATTCCAAAATGTAGGCTTAGGAATTAAGGCTTTTTTCTTTGATATAGCAGCATCAGTTTTGGGAATTATTGAGAAGATAGCTATTGCGCTTAATAAACTACCTTTTATAAGCTTTGATTATTCAGGACTATCGAATAAAGCCGCAGAATTTAGCCAAGCAGCAGAAAATGCAAGAGGTTCTTATGGAAGCTTTGAAGATGTTGGAGAAGCATTTGAAAAAGGAATGTCAACCTTCGAAACTTTTGCGGATGGTTGGGGTTCTGACGCCTTTTCTGAGGGTAAAAGCTGGGCAAATGGACTTACAGATAGAATATCTAATCCACTGGAAAAAGTTGTCGAAGAGATTGATATGTCGCAGTACGGCGGGGATTCATTCCCCACAGAGTTAGAGCATGTCGGCTCTGTAGGCCGTATAGATGATGATGTGACAATATCTGAAGAGGATATAAAAATGCTTAAAGATATAGCTGCAATGGATTATCAGGTGAATCTAAGCCATTATACTCCAAGCCTTGCGGCATATTTTGGAGATGTCCACGAGACGGCAGATGCAGGTAAAATACTAGAATTCATTGAGGACACATTTGAAGAGGTATTAAACTCCAGTTTGGTGGTGGCTAATTAATGGATATAGGCTTTTATTTTTCAGGTAATCAGCTGCCTGTGAACCCTGAAAAGCTGACAATAAAAAGGCAGGGGAACAATCAGCGCACAGAGGTTGTGCAGCTTGGTGAAATAAATATTTTGCGCACAGGTAAACTGGCAAGTGTAAGCTTTGATTTTCTCTTGCCGGGAGCTGATTATTACCCCTTTGTTACAGGCACATGGAGAACACCGGAAGCCTTGCAGGCATATTTTGATAATTTAGTAAACAGCGGAGAAAGCACAAAGCTTACTATAAGCGGAATTAATTTTAGCCAGCGTATGTCGGTCGAGGATTTTTCCGCTGTGCGTGAAGCGGGAGACCACGAAAGCCTTAAATGCAGCATATCATTGTTGGAGTATCGCAGCCACAGCGCTAAAACATTAGTTGTAAAAGCCAAAACTAATACTGTTGCCAAAACATCAGGCAGCTCCCGGCCTGTGGATAAATCACAGCCAAAAACTTATACAGTAAAGCCGGGTGACAGCTTTTGGCGAATCGCCCAACAGCAATTAGGTAATGGTGACAGATATAATGAAGTTGCCGCCGCCAATGGCATGACAGCTGCAAGCATTATTCATCCCGGCAATATTCTTAAACTGCCATAAAAAAATAGCCACCTGTATAGGCAGCTATATAAAAAGCTTATGCTATTTTGCTTTCGAGAATAAGTAAGCGATTCTGCAAATCTTTAATCATTTCCATGAGTTGTTCGTTTTTTCGTTCAAGCTCGAACTGCTTTTCGTGTGTAAGCTTGTAACCGTCAAAAAGGCTGTCAATTCGTTTGGTTACAGTATTTTCGATTAAGACTTCAGTATGACGTGCCCGCTCATCAATTATTTCCGTTACTTTGTCTACAGTTGGAAATTGCTCCATTATATTCATCATAATTTGCAATTGTTCCATGATTTCATTAGTTGCCATTGGCACCACCTCCAAGCATGTGTAAATAGTTTACCATTCTTAAACTATCAAGTCAATATTTTTAAAAGAAAGGAGTGCCTATAATAAACATCCAATTTGTTTTACAGGACAACCAAACAGGCGTAATTTATGATGCTTCCGAGCTTTTAATAAGCACCACTTGGAACGGCCAAATAACAGGACAGCCGGGCAAGCTTGCATTTGATATTGTAAGGGACGGCACTCTAAAGTTTTATGAAGGTTCTCCCTGTTCTCTTATCGTCAACGGCTACAGGCTTTTTTATGGCTGGGTGTTTTCTAAAAACAGAAAGGACAGCGAAAAGACCTCTGCTGTTGCATATGACGCTAAACGGTACATGAAAAATTCAGATACAAGGGTTTTTACAGAAAGCACAGCAGCGGAGCGTTTCACAAGGTTGTGTGAGGATTTTGAGATAAAGCATACCATTGTTCATAATCCAAATTTTATATTACCCCCAAAAATATACGACAACAAAACTATTGCCGATATGGTAGAGGACAGTATAAATCTAACGCTTATACACACCGGGAAATGGTATATACTGCGTGATAACTTCGGAACACTTGAATTTCTTGATATGGAAAAGCTTAAAACAAATTTAATACTTGGCGATATGTCCCTTATGACCGGGTATGATTACCAAACAAGCATTGATGATGATACATACAACCAAATTAAGCTTGTGCAGGAGAATAAGCAGACTGCAAAGCGTGATGTATATATTGTAAAAGACAGCTCTACAATAGCACGCTGGGGACTTTTACAGCATTTTGAGACTGTGGATGAGAATGCTAATCCTGCACAAATAGCGCTAAGGGCGGAACAGTTATTAAAGCTGAAAAACCGTGTGACACGTAAGCTTAAAATAAATGCTTTGGGTGACTTTAGGATTATGCCCGGTAACAGTGTGTGGGTAGAAACGCAAATGGAGGATATGCGGCTGTCAAGATATATGCTTGTACACGCTGTCAGTCATACTATAAAAAACAAATTACATACAATGCAAGTTACACTGGAGGTGTTTGAATAATGGCAGGCGAAAGACTGCTTGAAGCTATACAGAGTGCAGCAGACGGGCAATATAATAGAAAAACACCGACAGACTTTATTTTCGGCACAGTTACAAGTCTTAACCCGCTTGTTATAAAACCTGACAACAACAAACCTATAACACAGGATTTTTTAATTTTGTCTGCACTTTGCCGCCGATTTGATACAGGCAATCTAGTACATTTACATTTGGCCGAAAGAGGCAGCGGCGAAGAGACAGATGACAGGCTCGTTACTGTTATGGTTTGGCGGGGACTTATTGTTGGTGACCGTGTGCGAATGCTGCAATGCTGCGGCGGGCAGAAGTATTATGTCTTGGACAGAGAGGAGCCGCTATGATACCAACCATACCTGAATCTGCTTTACCTGATGTATCTGCTTTTTCCGAAGAACAAAGTCCTGGCAAAACATACAGGCTTGATTTAAACAACAAGCGCATAGCAGGCATAATAGATGACCTTGACGCTATTGCCCAAGCGGCCTACAAGATTTTATATACCGAACGCTACGCATGGCTTATTTATGACTGGACGTACGGAATGCAAATAGAGCAATACATTGGCAAAAGCATGCCATTTGTTATAGCGGATTTGCAGGAAGCAATAACCGAAGCTTTACAGGTAGATGATCGCATTGTTGCTGTTCAGGATTTTAAAATAGAAAAGACACAGCTTGATGCGCTATATGTTGAGTTTACTGTTATAAGCAATGTCGGAAGCACAGAAATCAACTTCACTTTGCCTGCACAATAAATGAAAGGAGGGGATGATTTGATAGGTGATCATTTAAATGTATTTACGTTCCGTCACTTAATAGATGAAGCTCTTGCTATGGTGCCGGATACCGTAGACAAAAGGCAAGGCGCTATTATATATGACACATTGTCTGTAGGTGATGTACAGCTTGCGGAAGCATATATACAACTACGAGGCTTTTATCTGGATACATATGCACTAACTGCTATGGGCGAAGCACTTGACCTGCGAGTAGCGGAAAGAGGTGTCACGCGATACCCTGCAACACATGCTGTAAAGTTAGGCACATTTGTTAGCAATGATGGCACACCGGCCGCAATACCGCTTGGTACAAGATTTAGCACAACCAGAGATGTAAATGCTTTAATCTATTACGCATCAGGGGAATACACTGACCCCGATACCGGGTTAGCTGTTCCCGGCAGTTATAGAATGACATGCGAAACGGCAGGAGCAGCAGGCAATGACTACATAGGCATGATTATTCCAGTTACATTTATAAATCATGTAGCTACTGCTAATATATCCGATTTGCTTATACCGTCAAGAGATACCGAAGATGACGAGGCGCTTAGAGCAAGGTATATAGAGCTTATAAATTTTCCGCCATTTGGTGGAAATGTAGCACATTACCGCCTGTGGGTGCTTGAAATGGACGGTGTGGGCGCTGTGCAAATATATCCTATCTGGAATGGCGGCGGCACAGTTAAGGTCAGTCTGATAGGTGCAGATTTTAACCCTGCATCTCAGACATTGATTGACGATGTACAAACAGCACTTGACCCCGAGGGGAATAACGGCCTTGGACTGGGTACAGCGCCTATAGGCCATGTTGTTACGGTTACAACTCCTGATGTTGTTATGATTGATGTAACAGCCAACTTAGTATTATCAGGTGTAGTTATGGGGCAAGTAGAAGACCAAATCAAAAATATTATAGGCGAGTATCTTTTAGAGCTGCGCAAAAGTTTTGGCTCTGCTATAGATTTGAGAAATTATGTAATAAACGTATATAGAGCGAGAATTATTGCGGCTATTTTATCTGTACAGGGTGTTGCTAACGTAACCGGACTTTTGATTAACGGTGCAGACAGTGATTTGATTTTGATAGAAAACTCAGGTGTACAGCAGCTCCCAATGATGGGGACGGTGACATTAAATGAAGTCTAATATATCATCATTATACCCAAGTATTTATAAAGATGTGCTGGAAACAGATATACTTTCAAAAGTCGGCGATTATCAATTTAATAATTTTTACAATGAAGCGGACAATGCCTTTAATAATCAGTTTGTTTTAACAGCTGACATTAAGGGCATTGAAGCTTTTGAAAAGCTTTATTATATAATTGCAAACCCCGCAATGGAAGATTTAGAGTTTAGGCGGCTTAGAGTTCTTTCCCGAATGACTACTGCCCCGCCTTTTTCTATTCGTATGCTGCGGCAAAGGCTGGATGTAATGATAGGTGTGGACAAATACAAGGCATGGGCGGACAACAACAGCTATACATTATACATTGAGGCTGTAAGTGAAAACTCTGCATGGTATCAGGAAGTCAGCATCTTTGTAAACAGAATCAAGCCTGCAAATATAATATATATACTTGTGCCGCTTATTTCTTCGGGTATAGCTATGTCGGAAGAAATATTGATACGTAAAACAAGATGGAATTATAAGCTAAACGGCATGTGGAAGCTCGGGCAAGACCCCTTTGCTTTTGCAGAGCCAATGCAGTGGCAATATAAATTAGGTGGTCAATGGCATTTGGGTGAAACTCCATTTGCAATTGATGACCCGGAGGTAATAAAAATGGGAGATGTGCCAAGCCTTACGCAGGATTTTTTGAATTCACATGCTATACACAGCTCGCAAAAAATCACAGGAATTTTGCTTAACAACACAGCACAAATAAATATATTCACCGAAAAAACAACAATTGGAGCAGACACGCTTTTGGAGTATGCAGTACCAAGCGAGCTTGGAGTAAACGAAATAACAAACATTAAGCTATTAGGTGATAATGATGTTGTTCTTTCAAATGCTACTGTATATATCCCATTTGCAGACGGACTTTCCATTAAGCACAAAATAAACCACAGGGAGGATATTTAAAAATGGCAGTTACATTTCCTTTGCCCGCCAATTTACCTACCAACTGGAACAGCGGGCAAACAATTTCCCCAAACGGTGTTGAGGTAGGCTTATCAGAGCGGCATGGCTACAACTACCTGATGGAACAAGTAAACAAAGTGCAGGAGGCGGCTAACGAAATCAAAGAAGCTTCATCTGATGCGGCACCTAAAAATCACGCACACACAGGCAGTGACGGCACCCCGCAGATAAGCTATAACAACCTAACGGACAGACCTACAAGTTTTCCCGCCAATGGCGGTAATGCTGAGACGGCAACCAGACTTCAAACAGCAAGGACTATACAAACAAATTTAGCCAGCACAAGTGCGGCAAGCTTTAATGGTACGGCAAATGTCACACCGGGTGTTACAGGAGTATTGCCTGTCGCAAACGGTGGCACAGGGGTAAACAATGCAAGCACAGCGGCACAAATGACGGTTGCAAATGCGGTAAGCCTGCAAACCGCAAGGACTATACTTATTAACCTTGCAGCGACTGCGGCAGCATCCTTTAACGGTACAGCAAATGTCGCACCGGGGGTAAGCGGCACATTGCCTGTTGCTAGGGGCGGCACAGGCACTACAGCTATAGGCACGCTGTCGGCAATCAGTGCCACAAACGCACAATCAGCCTTTTCCACTGCCAATTACACTAACCGCTATTTACGCAACATAATGATGTCTACAGGCGCGCCCGCAGCCGCAAACGGCAGTGATGGTGATGTGTGGATCCAATACACATAAGGAGAAATTATGCCAAAGTTTATAAAGGCTACAGTATGGCGCAATGCAGCAAAAGAATTTACAAAGATAAGCGGCACATGGCGAAGTGCTGTGAATGGTTATGTGAAAATCGCAGGTGTGTGGCGCATGGGTGGTGTCAGTCCCTTTTATGGCTCGCTGCTGCCCGGATACGGCAATATTACCCGGTCACAATTTACAGGCGGTAAATACGATGGATATATATCAACCAGCACATCTACCTCTAAGGCAGGGTTTCAGATTTTGCCGAGAGACCTTATTACATTACCCTGCACAGTGGTTGTCAACTGGACGATAAGCGCATCAAGAAATAGCGGTGCAAGGTTAACAGCGTTTGTCGGAGGTATAAGAACCGCCGCAGGCAACAACAATGCCAGCGGAAATGGTACAGCGTACTCGCGCAGTGTTTCTGACTGGGGTGCTGACATTAGCGGCACATACACTGATACAGTCACAGTTACAAGTGCCCCCGAGGGTATCGGTATCGGGTTAAATGCTTACACCTCAGAGGGCGGTGGCGGCATTGGGGTAGTCGTCCACTCTATTACCGTTAATGGCCTGCCCGTAAAGCTTGAATAAATTACAGCTTACAAAAAGCTGTAAAAATAAAATACATATTAAAAAAGGAGCAATAAAAATGTCACAGAAAATCATATTTGCAGATAACACAGAGCTAGAAATAGAGGCCGTTTACGGCGGTGCCAGATTTTTCAGCGGAGCGCAGAGGGACGTACTTACTATCAAAGTAAGTCCTGACGCTATCACGCTTTCCGACTTACAGGCCACTTTTAAAAACCCTGCTAAAACCATAGAAATGCAGATGGTATCTGTAAGCACCGAAAGTGCAAACGGTAACCCTGTGGAGACAAGGTCAACGCTTGGCGAGCAGTACACAATGTTTGTGTCAGTTGCAAACAAAGTGGAGCAGGCAGCTGTCATGCCCGGCACAATCGCACCGCCTGAAAGTAACGAGTATTTGGAAGTTGAAATAGCACAGAAAACATACATGGAAATAATGATTGAGCAGATACTTGCAGGCAGATAGGTAAAACCAAATTAATAAAAGACCATTTTAAATTTGGTTTTACTATATTTAATATTGGGGGGCAATTATGGCACTGATTAATAAAGTAAAAACCCGCGTTATCAATCCCCAAAAGTTTGAAAAAGGCCGCCTTGTAAGGTTAGTAAAATCAGGTGAAGTAACTGGCTATAAAGGTGCAATGCGTTCATTTGATGAAAACACATTGACATTGTTTGTGTGGGCGGACGGCAGCGGCAGAGAATCCTTGCAGGTACTGACCGCCGCACAGCTTTATGCTGATGACTACAGTGTTTTCTTGCAGTCGGATGACCTTGTAAAAATCTGGAGCGAAGCTGACAGGGATATGACCGTGGAAGTGGAACGTGATGTTTTTGACATTACAGAAACTGTGCGAGGGCAGTTTGTCCGCTGGACTAAAGACGGCTTTAATTATATAAACGGACTCGTTACAGGTATCAGCAAATCACAGCTGACAATTATAACGGTTGCGGGTACTATTGTAACACTGCGTGTGCAAGATGTAAAAGCGCCTGATTTTGACATAGAATTTGCTGATGCTTTAGGCACAGGCGAACCCACACTGTGGTGGATTTTTGATTAAAGGGAGGGATAAAAAATTGGCAGAACCAAGAAAAATTAAATTTCAACCTATGATGACACCTGCTGACAAGCTGGGGGATATCCCTATAACCGAGGGCAATTTTATTGTGCTGGAAACAGGGCAAATACTGGTTGATACCGAGACCGATAGAATTACCGTAAGCGGCGAAAAAGGCGATACAGGTACACAAGGTATGCCGGGCAATGATGGCACAGACGGTGTAAACGGCGCTGCATTTGTTCCTACAGTATCCGCAGCGGGAGTTATATCATGGGAAAATGACGGCGGACTCCCTAACCCGCTCTCTGTTAATATCAAGGGGGAAAGAGGAGAGGATGGCGCACAGGGACTGCAAGGCATACCCGGTACACCCGGGGAAAAAGGTGCAGACGG